GGACCGGCTCTACCGTTTCATCAATGGACAGTGGCAAGCAGCGATCGACGAAGTCGTTGACCTACGGTTCGACAAAGCCAGCTATGCCGAACCGACGCTTGAGGATCGCCTACAGAACGCACGTTCTGTTGTTGCGCATCTGGAAGCGATGATCGCGGCGCAGGGTGACCAATCATGATCACCCTCACCCATGACCTCACCCGCTATGCCCTTGATCCCCGCGCCGTCATCTTGGTGGCGGACGATGGGGAAAAGGTCGCGATCCACCTGTCCATTGGCAAGATGTTCAGGGTAGATGAGACCTACGCAGAGGTGCTGGCGATGATCGCGGGGGACCAGTCATGATCAAGCGCAGCCCCATTATAATACCCCGTCGCGCCGGTAAAACATGGCTTCATATGCACCTAGTTTCGGACCGCTTGCGGACGTCTGGTGACCATCATCTTGCGGACCTGTTGGACCGGGCGTTGGCTGATCGGCGGGACCAGTCATGACCGGCCCATATTCAGCCGACAAACCATCCCGCGCAGACTTTCTTGAGCGCATCGAAGCGTTCAAGGTTTTCTGGACCTATTGGGTGGCAAACAAATCATGACAGTCGCTGACCTCATCGCCCGCCTACAGGAGCTTCCCGGCGATCTTCCTGTCGTGACGCCGGGTTTCGACGAAGGTGGGTATGAGACGATCAGCCTTAGTATCATCCCATTGGTGAAGCGGTTCGGCGGACACGGACTGCCTAGTCCGCATCGCTTCGACAATCCGCATCGTTTTGATCCTCCCGCCGACGTGTTCCCCGCCTTGGAAATCAATTTCGGTGGCGATTATGAAAGCTGCAAATGGACCATGGCCGACCTACTGGCCGACCTCAAATACATCACCGGCAACCGTGCCGAAACGCTGTCCGACGCACCGGGCAAAGGAGACGAATGACCTACCTGACCATAATGACCATCGACGCCAATCTCGAAACGGCACAAGTCCTATCAGAGACCGATGATTTTTCCGGCGCGATCGATGCGCTGGTCACCATGCGCGACACAGTCGCCAGCCTGATCAATCACGATTTCCGCGCAATCATCCTTGATCCTGATCACAATATCGTTGCGCGCATAGCGGGTGGTGACGGGGCGACGGCTTCCCAAATGTTGGCCGACGCATGGTCTCTTAATGAGGATGCGTTGCAGATCGATTCATTCGCAGGCGCGGTTGATCCTGATGATCGTCGCGCCAGACCTGTGGTGTTCACGGTATCGACTTTGGCCGTGCATGATGAGGAAGAAATTGATCCAGTCGATCCTGTTGATAACGGTGAACCACAAGAGTAATGGCCTGATCGTGTCCTGATAGCAGCGAAGCGACCCGTCGGCCGTCAGGACACAACACAGACCTATGATTTGAGCCGTCCATGTAAGTAATGGATGGCTACCAAAACAACCGTCATCCAATCATCCTTCGCGCCGAATCCGTGTCAGCAGAAGGCTATTCCATTACTTGCTGGTCCTGCGCGTTACGTCCTTTTGAAGGGCGGCGGCGGCTCTGGTAAATCTACCGTCATTTCTTGGGCGATCATCAGCCGCGCGCTGAATGCACCGGGTTCGCGTCATCTGGTCTTTCGCGACACATCAGCATCATGTCGAATCACAATGTTCGACAAGACGTTCAAAGACATGCTGCGTCTTGGATGGCCCGGTCTGATTGATGATCCGACACAATGTCGCATCAATGAAACGGAAATGACAATCGAGTTCCCGGCTGTTGGGTCGATCATCATATTCGGTGGATTGCAAGAGGCCAACCTTGACCGAATTCTCGGTCAAGAGGCCGCTACGATATTCTTAAATGAAGCCACTGACATGAATTACAAGCAATTCAGTCGTGTGAACAATCGGCTTCGTCAAAAGGTCTATCTCAAGAACGATCAACGACTGATCAATAAGCTGATCAATAAGCTGATCCTTGATTGCAACCCGACCGATTCCAGTTGCTTTCTCTATTCTCTGTTCGAAGAAAAGACGAATCCAGCAAACAAGCAACCGCTTTCAAATCCAGACAATTACGTCAGCTTAAAGTTGCTCCCGCATTCGAATTCCGAAAATCTTGACGAAGCATATTTCGAAGCACTTGCTGACGGTTCGGAAGATGAGGTCCGTCGATTCCTGATAGGCGATTGGAAGCTGACCGCTGATGGCGCGATGTTCCGTCAAGAGTGGATTACGGACAATCGGCGCAGCGCCAGCTTGCGCAATGATCTTCGCGATAATCTGTCCCGCATTGTCGTGGCGATTGATCCGGCTTTGTCCAGTGATGAAGGCAGTGATGAAACGGGCATCATCGTCGCGGGCGTTGATGAGGACGGCCACGGCTACATCCTTGATGATTTGAGCGGCCGATATACCCCAACCCAGTGGGCCAAAATCGCGACCGATGCCTATCGGGACTGGGGTGCGGACAAGATCGTAGCGGAGCGCAACGCCGGTGGTGAGATGGTCGAATCGACTATACGCAACGTCGATCGTGGCGTTGCGGTCACCACGGTCTGGGCAAGCCGGAACAAGGAAACCCGCGCCGGTCCAGCGGCCACCCACTATGAAAAGGGGAGGGTGCATCACGTCGGTCTGTTCCCCGAATTGGAATCCCAAATGGTGACGTTCGTTGTCGGCTTCGACCGTCGAAAAAAGGGATCGCCCGATAGGTTGGACGCGCTCGTGTGGGCGTTGGAAGATTTGATGGTGAAGCGCCGTGTCATGCCGGGTGCTGCTCACTCGCGCCGGATCGGTGGGATATTCGGCTCCTGATAAATAGGACATGTCCACCAATATCGACCAACCAACGGCAGTTATCGCCGATGCCCATAAGCGCTGGCAGCGCAACCGTGACGTCATTGAAGGTGCCGACGCGGTAAAGGATCGCGGGGAGGCGTATCTCCCCCGCCTGTATCAGCAGAACGATGCTGAATACGCAGCATACAAACTTGGCGTCCCATTCTTTCCCGGCGCGGCGACCACGCATGAAGGTCTGATTGGCATGGTCAATCGCAAGCCCGCGTCGATGGACGTGCCGCCTGCGTTGAAGCCCGTTTTGGATACGATCACGATCAGCGGACAGACGATCGACGATCTTGCGGAAGAGGTTCTGAGCGAAACCCTGATCACGAATTTTACCGGGCTACTGGTCGATCACCCTGCACCCGTTGCCGGTTTGAATGCGGTCAATGCGGTCAAGAGAGGGTTCCGCCCATTTGTCGCGGTCTATCGCGCAGAATCCATTTTGGAGGCCACACCGGCTGTCATCGATAATCGGCAACAGTTGGTCCACGTCCGTCTATTGGATGATGCAGACACGGTGCGTCAGTTGCTGTTGCTGGACGGTCGCTACACGGTGATCATCCACCGACGTGTGGGGGATCAGTGGTTGGCCGATGATCCGATCACCCCTATGCAGAATGGCGCGCCGATGGCGTCCATCCCGTTCGTTTTGGTGGCCACGAAGCCACGCCATTTCGCTCCCGTGAAAGCGCCGCTGGACGATATCGTGCGTAGCAATCTGGACCACTATCTGGTGACGGCGCAGCACAGCCTTGCGCGCATCTGGTCGAGCAATCCGCTGTTGGTGGCCAAGGGTGTCGATCCAACTGAAAACCCGGTCAACATCGTGCCGGGCAACATCATCTTCCTGCCCACGGTTGAAAACCTTGAGACTGATATCGACTGGAAAGAATATCAGGGCACCGGCATGTCTGATCTTCGTCAGGCGATGGTCGATATCAAAGACGATATGTCTCAGGTCGGCTTGAGCATTCTTGCCAGTGAGAAAAAGGCCGCAGAGGCAGCCGAAACCCATGCGATCCGTCGTGCGAGTGAGAACAGCAGGACGGCATCACTTGCCCGTATCGTCAGCCGCAAGATCGAAGAGGCTGTCCAGATCGTGGCCGATTGGATTCCGATCGCGGGCACCATCTCATATTCGCTTTCGACCGATTATCTCCCGACGCCAATGTCTGCGCAGGACGTCGATGCAGTGGCGAAGATGGTCGCGGGCAATTTGCTGAGCCGCGAGACGGCCCATGAAATTTGGCAGGAAGGTGACTTCATTCCCGCCAGCCTCACATATGAGGAAGAGAAAGCCCGACTTGATCAGGATCGCGCCGATGCGCCTCCGGTCACGTCCCTAATGGATGACGCTCCCGCGTCCGTCGAAACGGACATCGACGCATCGGAATAAGTAACCGATGAGTGCCAACGATATCCTTCGCGATTCTGCGATCCGCCACGCGATTTTTGCAGAGCGTCGGTCGAAAGGTCAGGCGACGAAGATCGTCAAGCTGCTCAATTCGGTCGATGACGATCTTGTCGCCACAATCGCCAAGCGCATCGCCCTGATCGACCAGAACGGCTACGACCGTGGCCCGGTCACCACCAAGCGCCTAGAAGTGTTGCTGGCCGAAGTGCGCAAGATCAATGACGCTGTCTATCGCAAGGTTGCCAGCGCGCTGCGCGCCGATCTTACCGACTATGCGAGCTATGAGGCGGAATGGGCAGCCCAAGGCCTCAGAGACGCTCTGTGGCCCTCTGTGGCCCTCACCTTGCCGCCTCCGGCCTATCTGGCGTCGCTAGTCGATACCAGCCCGATTGATGGCCATCTGCTGACAAGCTGGACTGATCACATGTCATCCCGGCGCTACCAGCGTATCGAACAGGCTATCCGCATTGGCCTGACCGAGGGCGAATCTCTCGACAAGATCGTCACGCGAGTCCGTGGAACCAAGGCCGCAAATTATAGCGATGGCATCCTCAATATATCGCGCAATAGCGCACAGGCACTGGTCATCACCGCGAACAGCACGATCGCGAACAATGCGCGTGAAGAGGTCTATCGCCGCAATTCCCGGCTGATCAAAAAGCTGAAATGGATCAGCACGCTGGACACCCGCACATCGCCGATATGTCAGTCGCGCGATGGTCAGCTATATGACCTTGATAAGCCGCACCCGACTGCACCTGCGCATGTCCGGTGCCGATCGCTGCTGATCCCTGTCACCAAATCCTATGACGAATTGGGGATGGAAGATCGCAAGGATGTCCCGCCGCGCAACCGCGCCAGCATGGATGGTCAAGTGCCCGGCGATACCAAGTTCGAAGATTGGATCGCACGTCAGTCGAAGGACAGGCAGGACGAAGTTTTCGGCCCTGCTCGTGCACAGATGTATCGGGACGGCAAGGTCAAGATTCGTGACCTCTACCGGGACACTGGTGAGTTCAAAACGCTGGACGAATTGCGCCGGGCAGAAGGTATGGCGAAGCCCACACCGGCACCAGCACCAGCGCCCGAACCCCCGCGTCCACGTTTCACATCACCTATCAACCGGGACGTCACCGATGCCACGGTCAAAGTCGAGAAACGCGCCGCAGTCCAGAAATCGCTATCGACTGGACTGGCCAAGAATGCAGCAGACCCGCGCTATGATCCCGTCCCTGAGTTCAGGGGCGTCAAACCCGAACAGTTCGGTAAGGCCTCACTACCGACTGGTTTCAGCGATGCGAACGCATCCATGATCAAGGCGATCATGCCTGAACTGGACACGATGGCAGATGCGTTCAATATCCCGCGCCTGCGTGGAATCCGTCAGGTGACCGGCCCGGTGGCCAACATGGGCGACGGCATATTGGGGATCAATCCGCATTACTTCAATGGTTTCGCCAGTAAGGTCGGTGCAGACACAGATAATATCGGTGATGCGCTCAAGCGGAAGAATCAGGCGGAAGGCGAACTGACCGCGATCAAAAAGCAGTTGGAAGAAAACCGTGCACTGATGCTTGCGGCCAAGGAAAGCGGCGACCGTGAAAGCATGATGGAATATTATGCGCGCAGCCAAGAGCTTTACGCATCCTATTCGACTATTGTTAAGCGCTTCAACAAAGCGGCGAAGGAAGCGGCGCGCGCCAAGGTTGGTGCGAGTGAGACGGTCTCGACTTGGAAGCCCGGCGATGGTCTGGCGATCT